CACCAGTAGTAGTATTGCCAGAAGCAGAACCACCATTAGAACCATTGGTAATCAAGAGAGCATTTGTACCCACGAAAGCTTCACTGATATAACCAACTGCCGTACCAGGTGTGTTGCTAACTGAGCTAGTGCTTTGAGTTTGGAATGCTGCTTTGAAGACAACTTGAGGATCATCAACGATGTAAGCAACTGCATAGTTCGACACTGTACTGGCAGGCCAGTATTGTGAACGAATGATTTGGCCTGAAGAGTTGGTGTATTCACAACCAACAAACACGCCAATAGTACCGTTAACAGGAGAAGTTGCTGCGCCCAAAGTAGTTACTGCAAGAGTACCACCTGAGAGCTGAACTACGTCACCGTTAAAAAAGTTGTAACCATAACCAGAAGAAATAGGAACCATACGAGTAGAACCCGCAAACACCCTACCTCCAGTTAAGCTTACTGGTTTTAAGCCGTACACGGCTGAAACGACAGGATAAGCCATTTTGAACTCCAAAAGTTTTAGACAGAACCTCTGCCAAATGTAGTCGTAGATTTCCTCTCATTGAAGATCGGCATTCTAGGATCACTCTGGCGCATGAGATTGTTATCTACTGCATCTGTTTGTTGACGGGTAACATTGGCATAGTACGCCTTTTCTTGTTGCCCCATCTCCTCTGGACGCTTGCAAAGTAACAATCCGCCAATCAAGATGTTGTCTTTATAACGTCCATCAGGATCAGCTAACAATTTCATATGCGGCTGCTCTTCAATTCTGACTGCCTCCCAACCTTCTCTGTATGAGGAAGAAATGTTCCTCTGGTCAGGCTCATTCAAAATCGAAACCCGCTTCCAGTGATATTCATAACCAGCTTCCTTGATCGGCTCTGGAAGAGTTTCAGGCGGCCTCCATTGTTGGGGACGGGCGCTTTTTTCTCTATTACTTAATTCACGGGGTACTCTGTTCTCAGCCATTATTGATTCTCCAAGTTACGTTTAGCATCAGCATATTGTTGTGGGGTTAAACCTAGTTTCTTGGCTATTGCCATTTCACTCTGTTTCATTTTGACCACTTTCGAAGCGGTGCTTCTAGTCGCGGGGGCCACAACAGTGCTCGGTTTTGTACGAGTTTCGCTTTTCTCTTCAACTGGTTCATCAAAACTTTCTGGGAACCGCCTACGCATTGTCTTGTCTAACGTTGAGTAGTATGCTTCAGAGCCAACTGCCACACCTTGCCTCTCTAGTTTCCTATGAAGGCCAAGAGCTGCTGCTGTCATTTCCTCGTCTTGTCCGAACCAAGGATTTCGTTCCTGCCATTCCTGCGCTTTTCTGTCAGCACGGGGAGCTTGAACTTGCTCTTGTTGCGTTTGTACCTCAAATTTTTCCTCCTGTAAAGGGGGCATTTTGAAGTTTTGCGCTTGCAAAAGGCGCAAATTCGCTTGTTGCATCTTGTTTTGAGCTTCAACAATAGCATCTGTATCACCAGACTCATATGCCTGTTTATAGGCATTTTTTGCCATCTGAAGCTCAAGATTTGCTGCATTATTGAGGGTATTTGCATACTCTTGACCCCCAGATTGCAACATTCCCTTGATGCGTTTGTTCTCTTCTAGCAAACGTTGCGCTAAAGTGACGGCCTGTTGTTGCTCTCGCAGTGCGGCTTCCTTCTCTCTACGCTCGTCATGCCACACTCGCTTCATTTGAATCAGCTTGTCTTTGGCATCTTTGCTATATTTGTCGAGATCATCTGTCTCGACTTCAAGATTCTTTACGAATTCTTGCGGAACGGGCTTGCGGCCACGGTCTTCTGGAGGAGTATCGTCCTCAATTTCAATTTCAAAGGATGATGAGTCCGACTCATCATTCACTTTAGTATTACTTTCTTCAAGTTCATCAGGAAACTTGAAGTCAAATTTATCATTTTCAGCCATGTTCAGCTCCTTAGTTTGAACGCTTGATGCCGCGTGGATCGTCTACCACCGCTTCAACCGTGTCATCGTTGATCATTCTGAATTCTCTACCATGAATCAGCAATCGTGAGCCCGAATTCGGTCTAACAATCACAAAATCACCCTTTTTACACCACGGACCACTAGGGAAACGTGCAGTATCGGAGTAACAATCAGGGCCAAGATCGACAACGAAAAGGACTGTAGCCAGTTTCTCTTCAAAGTTGACTGTCGAATCGGCTTTAACAATGCCGCTTTCGAACTCTTTTTCAACCTCGGGGATAGCGCAAAGAATGCGATAACCACTTGGCTTGGGTAGTTGTGTAGCCTTCTCTTCAGCAGGTACATTTAATAGTGCGGATAAGTCCACCGCTTGGGTTAAATCAACATCATTCATCGTCCGAATGCTCCATTTTCTTTTTCAAGTCTAATATGTTTTGTCGTGCGACCAGCAGACCTCGTATCTCGCCGCACAAATTTAAATACTCAGAATAGTCTTTGGCTTGCCCGCTAGCTAACCAATCCTTGAGCATTACTACATTCGATTCCAGTTGTTGTACCAGAACATCTGATGCATCCATCACTCTCCTTTAGGTTTCTTACTTGCCATTCGCTCTTGATGTTTGACCTGCATGATTGACTTCATGCCGTCTGCAACAAGCTCGTCCTTAGCCCGAGTATCAGCAGTTCTGTCTGCTAAATACTGCTTGGCCATCTCAACACCATGAGCAACCGAATCGGAATGCTTTTTGGTCTTGATCTCTGCCACCTTGGAAGCTGCTTCCATGTGTATCTTTTTCTCACCTATTTCATTAGCTTGTTGTCCAAGCATATGTTTAGATGCCGTTTGCGCCATTGCAATTTGTTGCTTAGATTGGTTTTGCGCCATAGCCACTTGTTGTTGTGACTGAATACGCATCTGCTCAATCTGCAACTGCTGCTGCTTGATCTGCAACTGCATTGCATCCATCTGGGCTTTCTGCTGTTGGGCTTGAGCCTTAAGCTGCAACTCTTGTTGTTGCATCTGAATAATTGGATCTTGCGCTTGTTGTTGAGCTTGTTGTTGTGCTGCTTGACCTTGAGATTGTTGTAACAATCTTTGAGCCGCCTGAGCAAGCAACGGAGCCAATTGAGCTTCCACCTTGGGATCCATCTTTTCCTGTTCGCCAGACTCGTCTGTCTGTGGAGGTAATGCAAATCCTAGTTGTTGCTCAATCTGCACCCTATACTCAAAGCCAATGTGCTCATTAATATGAGCCATAAGTGCTTGAGTAATAAGAGGAGCTTGTGGGTTACTCTGCAATAATTGTTGGGTTTTTGGATCCTGCATCGCAGACATATGGACTGTAATGTGCGCCTGATGATCCTGGTAAGCAAAAGCCTTAAGCGGCTTCATCACCAAAGCATTTTGATTCTCCGTGACTGGATCAGTCGGAGCTTGGTCTTCAGCCATAGGAATCAGCTTGTTAACATCCTTAATACCTAAAACATCAAGCATCTGCTTATGCAATAGGGGCATGTTATATAGCTGAGGAGCCTGTGAAGCTAACTGTAAAACCGCCTGATATTGAACAATCTTCTGCGCCATCGTGGACGCATTAGGATCAGCTACTGGGATTACATCGACATTGTGATAGTCAGATTTCTTGGCTTTTCTACTACCTTCTTCAGGATCATAGTCGTAATCTTCAGGCGTATAGTCAGCAATGATCTCCTTCAAAAGACCCAACTCTTGCTGCATCGAATAGTAAATTCGAGCCTGAATAGCAGTCGTTACCTTTAGCGTTCTCTCCAAAATAGCTAAAGTCGTACCAACTGGAGACTGTCCAGACATATCGCTAATCTGCAAGTCAGCCGTATTAGCAAAGCGTCTTCCGTCTTCAACGATCTGATTTAACAAAGCCATCAATACTTGGCTAGGTTCCTTATAAGGCAACGGCAATAAGTTGTCTTTAATAGATCCGCTAGGAACGTCAACGTCCCTGAACTCTCCAGGTGCAATCGGTGTATCGTCACCCTTCACCCTCAAGCCACGAGTCTTGAATCCACCAGGCAAGTTACTTAACGTACCCGCATCAACCAACTGCCTAATCAAAGACGTACCAGACTTGGCAAAAGCTCCAATCAAATGGATCAAACCAAAGTGATAGAAACCAAATCCAGGTACATATCCATAATGTACAAAATGCTGTCTTTTGGCCTTGGTCGGATCATCTGGTGACCAGTTTCTCCTTACCGCCAATACGCTAGTAGTACCTTTTTCAATCGTAACGATATAAGGCAAAGCAATGCCAGTCGGCTCGCCATGCTTATCTACATCTTCAAAGCCAGGTAAATCCAAGTCCACATGGATCTCTAGCACCTTATATCTATCGTCAGAAGTAGCCCTAAAGCCAAGCTTCTCAGCAATCTTCTTCTCGACTTCATCTAATATATTATCTGGGTGACCGAGATCTACATCTCTATAGAAACCAGCAACCTGTAATCTTCTCAACTCATTTTCCGTCTTCCTCATCACATGAGTAATACGGGGAGCACTCTCTAAACTACTGGCTCCATAAGGAACAACCACATCCTCGGCAGGAGCAAACATCGACACCTGTCTTCTCATATGGGGATCGTAATACACTTTCTTAAATGCATTACCAGCTAACCCCAAGCCCCACAACATCCTCTCATGCTCAGGACGGTACTCTTTCATAACGTCCATCAACTGATAGTTCATGTCATTCTGAACTCGCTCAGCAGCTTCCTTCTTAGCCTGAGTTTCTTTACCAACGATCTGAGTCTTTACTGGCCCAGCCGCAGGAAACGTACTCATCATTGTTTCAGCTTGAAACTTAACCAAAGCCTCAGCCAACAACGGGTGATAAACTCCACACGCTCCCTCCCAAGGCTCAGTCCTCTCCTCAATCTTCAATCCCAACAACTCTAGTCCATCGACATAAGTCTGCATCCATTCTTTTCTGGACGCCAAATCAGAATCAAAGTCACCAATCAATTCTGTCGCAATACTCAATAACTCCTGCTCCCCAATGAAGTCAGCTAAGTTATCGTCAAAAGCAATATCGTGATCCTTGCCCATTTCAATATCTAAACCATCAGCGTGAATGCTCACACTCTCAGGATCTTCTATCTCTATCTCTATTTCTGGGCCATCGTTTAATAAATCTTCCAGTCCACTAGGAGCCCGATTAAGTGCTTTTTCCAACATAATTAATCCTTATTTTTTGCAGTTCCAGTCGTGTTATGACTCTTATCATCCCAGTCATAACCCACTGATGTAGGTTCCCCTTTTAACCATTTCTGTATGGATAAAAAGCAACCCCCTCGTTCCCCAAATTTCCCACCGTGCCATGCAGTCGGCAACACCCTTATCGTATCACCAAGTGACGTCTGAGAAAACACCTGATCGTCACAACTGAACTCTATGTCCCCCGTCATAAACACCTCAAACGAATCTACGTTCGGGTGTATATGCGGCTCAATCACAGAATTAGGCTTTACAGTAAACAATTGCACCTGATAAGGCGCATCCCTAAATAACACCACACCATGCAGATTCCCCGAATAATCCAATCCCATTTCCATAGGACTATTGATCGGTCGATGCGCCATCCAATAATTCATAAACTTTTCTAAATCATCCATTAGTAATATGGAACCTTTCTTCTAAAGTGTCTTGGCTCATCTTCTTCATCCGTATCTAACCTCAAAAACCCACCAGCTCTAAACCGAATCAAAGCCTGCGTACTGCTATCCACCAAGTCATCATGCTCACTATTTGGAAAACTGGCCATCTGCTCAACAACCTCATCCGCCCACCTCGTCTCAGGACACCACACCTTCCCCGACCTGAACAAGTCCGTCACAGAATTCAACCTGACAAACTTATCATTCCCCCTCGTAGGAGTAAACTCACTCACAGGTATCCCCATCCTCCTCAACTCAAAGATCAACGGACTACCCGCAGCTTTTGCC